GTTTTAAGCTGAACACCCAAAACATTCAAATTGACTGTCTTTTGGTTTCTCAACTTGAGCTACTTGACTACTAGCTAATTTTTTGTTAGTATCCAATTTAGATTTAGTTCTAGTGTAATAAACACCAGTTTTTAATCCACCTTTCCACGCATACATAAGTGCTGAAGCTATTTTAGCATATTTAGCATCTGAATGGTACACGTTTAATGATTGTGATTGGTCAACATACTTATTTCTGATGATTGATAAATCTAATAATACTTTTTGTGGGATTTCCCATACATCTTTGTATCTATATCTAACGTCTTCTGGTATTTCAACAATATTTTGAATACTACCTTCGTTTCCAATAACTTTGTCAATCATATCTCTATCCCATAAACCTAATTCTAATAATTCATTTACTAGATATTTGTTAACAATCAAGAATTCACCTTGACCTACACGTCTAGTAAACAAGTTAGCAGTAACTGGTTCAAATGATTCAAACACACCTAACAAGATAGCAGATGATGCAGTTGGCATAAGTGCTAATAATAAACTGTTCAACATTGGAATTGGTTCTCCTTCTGGTAGTGGTGACCATCCTTCAATATAAGTTTTACCTTCTGAATATGGACTACCTTCCCATGCTGGATAGTTTCTACCTTGTTCAACAGCTAATCTCATTGATTCTTCAACCGCAGCTTTATACATTGTTTCAAAGATATCTTTGTTCCATTGTTTAGCTTCTTCGGACTCATAAGCAATTTTTTTCTTAGCAAAAAAGTCAGCCATACCAGCAACACCAATCGCCAACGCTCTTTGGTCTTCACCAGCAGCTTGACTCCAATTGTCTGACCATTTATTTTTGTCTATTACCTTATTTAAAGCCTTTACAAGAACTTTTGTAGTCTTAGCAATAGTTTCTAGTGTGCTATGCTCAGAAAGGTTAACAGAAGCCAGCGTACACTGTGGAGTGTATTTTGGTCTTGATGCTTGGAATACTTCGATACAAAGATTACTTTGTTTAATAATCCCAATGTTTCTTTGCATGTTGTTTTTGTTAGCATTATCTTTGAACATCACATAAGGTCTACCACTTTCAACTTGTGATTTAATAAGTGAGTCGAAAATAGTTTTAGGACTAACTTTTTTACCTAAACCTAATTCAACAGCTTTGTTATATTAAGCAACAAATGCATCACCATGTAATTCATAAAGTGGTGTTAATCCAGCTTTTTTGATATCGTTAGGACAGAATGTATACCAATCTTCATTATTCTGTAATTTTTCCATGAATAAATCGTTGATAACAACAGATGTAAATAAATCTCTAGTTCTTAATTGCTCATCACCAATTGGTAACGTTAAATCCAAGAAATCTAATATATCTCTATGCCATACTGATAGATACAATGCACAACTTCCAGAACGAGAACCTTGTTTGTAGAATCTCATTTTTGATTGAACCATATCCGCTAATCTTACAACACCACCAGCGTTGCCTTTGAATGACTCTACGATACTATCTTTACTACGTAAATTATCAATTAATAACCCAATACCAGAACCTTCTTTAGATGCAGCTGCTATCTTTGTAAGTGTTTCTTCAATACCTTCAAATGAATCATCATCTAAATGTGTTAAGTTACACGAAATCATACCATTTCTTTCTGGAACACCAGCGTTAGTATAAGTTGGTGTTGCAAAGTTTCCACGTTTTGACATGATTTCTTCTAACAATTCTAAACGGTCAGCTTCATTATCATCATGTAAATAACCAGAAACACGATTATACATACACGATGGTAATTCAGTTGGTGTTTTCTTATCATCTTTCAAAGAATATTTTGAAAGGAAAGTTGTCGCAGCAAAGAAATCATAAGTTAAATCAACTGGTTGTAATTCTTTACCTACTAATTTAGATTGTCTAGATAATAATATCCTACCACCTAACAATGAATAGTCTGGGTGTTGGATAACTTTATCTGCTGCTTTAAATGCAATTATTTCATCTATTTCAGTTGTTGTGATATTATCACTAATCAACGGAATAACTTCTTGAAATAAAGTATCTGAATCAACTTTAAGACCTTTGGCTTGTGTTTTAATTCTCGTTAAAATTTTGTTTGGCGTAAACGCTTGTGTAGTTTTATCTCTTTTTAATATTCTCATAATTTAACATTTTTAAAATTCTTCATCAAACATACCATCAATAGTTGTTGGTATCTCTACTCTTGTATATTCACCCTCTCTTTTCTCAAAGAAATTATTTTTAGAAGATAAACCAATTCTAGACATGTAATCTAATGGGTTTCTAACGTTAAATTCAACAGAACATCCAAAATCATTTAATACAATATCAGTCACATATTGAACGTACTTAATCATATCTTGTTTTGTTAATCCTTGTAACCCTTCTGGCATACTTTCTTCAATGAATGTTTTTTCTACTTCATAACACCCTAAAACTATTTTTCTAATCTCATCTTTTGACAACTTATATTCGTCTTTAAGATAGTTTTTGTATAATTTAAGTGCAAACTCATAGTGGAATGTTTCATCACGTAAAATTAATTCATTCATTGCAGCAAGACCAGGCATCTTATTTCTACTTCTATACCAGAACACACCAGCAAATACACTAGCAAATGAAATTCCTTCAACACACGCAAATGCTAATAATCTATGAGCAAATGATGGGTGGTGAATCCAGTTCTCAGCCCATGCTGCTTTTTTACTAACAGCTAGGTTAGATTCCATTGAATTGAACAAAGAAGCTCTTTCAATCAAATCTTTAATATAAGTTTCAATCAATAATGAATAACCATTAGCGTGAACTTGTTCAATAAAAGTTTGGTGTCCATAGAAATATTGTGCTTCTAATATTTCAACTTCACTTTGAAAATTATTAGCCAAGTTTTCAATTACCAAACCATCAGAAATAGCAAAGAATGCTAAGATGTTTTTTAAGTAGATTTTTTCCTCTTCTTTAAGTTCATCAAATCTATCTTTTGATAAATCTGGTTCTTCAGCAACCCATGTTTGGGCCTCGGCTTTCTTGTAATCTTCCCATAAATCATTATGAATGATTGGGAAAATAGAATACCTCTTACTTAACGTTTTGTCTTTTAAATACATGTTTTATTTTATTTTTATTTATTATTCTGTTACCTTAGTTATGTTTAAGGCATTTATGAGTGCATTTTTCTGTTGCGCTATTTCTAATGCTTCAGCTGCTCTTTTTTGTCCAGCAACTTCTTTTCCATGTTTATGTTCACTATGTGTTTTAGCACCAGTACTTTCCCCCATATCGATTTGGATTTTAGCATTATCAAATCTAATGTTTTCATAAATAACACCAGACTTACCAAAACGTGATTTTAAAATAGCCATTGTTGCAGTACCAGCTTCTTTTTGGTCTAATGTTTTAGCAATAGAAACAACAAAGTGAGCAATTTGTGCTTTTTTGATTGAACCACCCATTTGGTCAGCTTCTACAACAGCTGCTGCAATTGAACTTCTATTACCTTGAATCGCAGTCCATCCAGCGATATCTAATTCAGATAATAAAGCTTCAAACTGTCTCATCACACTACCCTCACCAACGTTTGCATCATCGTATTTTTTAGATGGTTCAACACAATCGATGTAGTCTAATAAAATAATATCTGGTTTCCAACCTTGAGCAGTCAACTTTCTAATGTATTGTCTAATAACTGGTATTGTTGTTCCATCACTAGAAAACTTTTTAAGTCTTAATTGACCTTTACCTTTAGCCATGTTTTCAGACATTTCCTCTAATTCTTTTTTATGTCCAGCCAATTCATTTAAGTCAAACCCAGACCAACACGCTAAGTGTTTTCTTTGAATTACTTTTGGATTATCTTCAAAAAATATTTGTAAAACTTTATGTCCATCATTCATAGCAGTGTTAGCTATTTTGGTAATCATAGTTGTTTTACCAACACCGAAAGGTGCTAATATTGTAGCCAACTCACCTTTAGCTAATCCACCATCCATTATTTCATCTAACCCTTTGATACCAGTTCTTATTGGCTTTCTAAAGTCTTCATCTAAAACGCTACTAATGTTATCAAAAACATCCATACCGTCATCTTTATTATCACCACGTTCAAGTGCTTTTCTTAATATAGATTCACATTGTTCGTAGTCTTCAATATTACCTTTATTGATGATTTTAGTTATTTCAAGATTAGCTTTTTTAAGTTCTTGTGTTTTACAGAACTTCATAGCTAAATCTTGTATTTTTATAGTATCATTTAAATCAGCTTCTTGAACTTTTCTAAGTTGTCCTATAGTATATTTTCTTTGAATATCATCGGTAATATCTTCTAATAATCTGAATTCCAAACTACCAACATCTGGAATTACATCGTCTTTAGCTTTGGCATCTTTAATAGTTGCGGCAACAACTCTTAAATAAGGGTCTTCAAAATAATTTGGGTCTATGATGTCTATAATGTTATTTGCGAACTTTCTATCAGTTAATATTTGTGCTATTAATCTGATTTGATAATCAGCACCTAAATACCCTAAATTACTTTTATCTATTTTTGCCATTTTTTATTTTTATTTTTAGAAACTTGTTATAATAAATATAGAATGGTTGGCATTAAGCACCAACCATTGTATAATTTTTTTGACTGAAATATTGTCTGATTTCTGTCATAATTGCTGGTATGATTTCTCTAACATCAACAGCATATCTAACCTTTGGTGGGAAATAATTACCACAGAACTCACTTTTAGCGACTGTCGTTTTGTCAACTTTAATTTCAAATTGGAAATTATCTATTTTATCAAAAATATTTTTTGATGTTTCTTCTTTTTGAACGAAGTAAGGATTGTAATTATCCCATAGATAATCGATAGATTTGTTCTTTAAATATTTTGGTATAATACCTAGTTTTCCAAAATTGTCAATGTTCATACCAGCGATATTATCCATTAACTCTTTTAACTCATACGATTTTAAACTTTCTTCGTTATAATCACGAATGTTAAAATACCTCTGACAAATAATGTGGTCATTAATGTACAGAACGAATTCGAATCTTTGCTCTTCAACTCTATTAGTTGATGTAGCGTTGTTTTCATTTTTTGTGCTCATCTTTCTTTCTATTTTAGTTATTAAAAAATTAAATTTTCTCTACTTATCAATTCTTTGAATGGTACTAGATAATTTGGGTATCTAGCATCACCAATTGTTTTATTTAAACCATCTCTTTTCATATACTCGTATATTTTCTTCATTTCTCTACCAGTATCGTTTAAAGTACCTTCCATCAACTCATGTAAGTTATTTATAGACTCTTCGGTCATCATTGGTTTTCTTAGGTTAATCAACATTTCATTTATTTCATAAATTCTTTCACCTTGAACACCATCTGTAACACGATTGATTATATTATCCAATACTTTTAATGGTTTTTTCTTTTGTGCTAATCTTTCAGCTTGTTTTTCTTTTGCTAATTCGATAAATTCTTCTAATGATACTTTTCTTTCGATTAATTCTGGGAAGTTACCCAATAATGTTCCTTCTCCCAATCCTTTAATTCCTTTTATACTATCTGAATTATCCCCAATCAACATTTTAACTAAACATGCATTTTCTAACTTATAGCGAAAATACGAATTAAAGTTTGATTTGTCAACATATTCTTTCTTATCTAGATAATATATTTTTACATCATCGTCAATAAGTTGAGCCATGTCCCTATCGTTAGTACAAATAGTTATTTTTTCATTAGGTTTTTTTGTTAGACAATAATATCCTATAAAGTCGTCACCTTCAACAACTTCATCAATTAATTGTCTCACATATAAATCATTGAGATATTCCCAAATTAGAACTCGTTGTCTAATTTCTTCCTCATCTATTGGATATGTGCCATTCTTGTAGTCTTTACCTCTGGCACTTTTGTATGGTTCGTAGATATCATAGCGTAATCTACCACTTAATTTACCATCCCAGAATATAAACACTCTGTGGTATAAATCTTCTGTTAGAAGCTTTCTTAGTGTAGTTAAAAAGGAATATAAACCACCTACGTATTCGCCTTTGTAGTTATATTCATCTTTGGCTCCAGCAAATGCCCTTTTAAATAGGGCATTGCCATCAACCAATAATGTATTTTGTATCTTTTTTACTGTTTCACCATTTCTTGGCGGTCTTTTACTCACAGCATAAAACTTTAAATGTTAAACAATAATTAAGCAGACATGTCTTCTCTACTTAACCCTATCTCTTCTGTTTCTATTTCGAAATCACCATAACCCATATCTAAATGACTAGCCAAAAAGTCTTTGTATTGTTTTTTGTATTCGTCAATTTTATTTGGATTCCAGTAACCATGAGGCGTTGAGGCAATCATACCTTTTTGTTCAACACCGTTAACTTGATTTTTCTCACATCTTATTCTTGTAACAACACCAAATTGATAATCGCTACCTTTATTAACAGCTTTTAGTTTATCTGTTGAGTGAGTTAATATACCTCCAAAATGGAATATCATTCTAGGCGAATAGAAAAATGCTTCACCACCTTTATGTTTAATAACTTTATTTTCGTTATCTAACCATATTTGTTGTACAACAGCAAAAGTTGCAGTGTATGGTGAATCTTCACGTCTAGAAGCTGGGATACGGTAATTGATTAATGATTTGAAACATGTAGCCAAAGCACCAGCCGTCCATTGATTGTTAGTTGTTTTAGATGTAGCACCTTTGAAACAGTTAATTGAACCAACTGAATCCCAATAGAAAGCAACATCTCTAGGTAATCTACCATCTTGTTGATAATCCATCATTGTATTCATATGGAAAGAAATATCTTCAACAACTGGTTCATATCTTAATGGTTTTGTCATCATTTTACTATGTTGATGGTCATAATTAGCATACATTTTAACTAAGTCAGCACCTTGTAAGAAAATGAAATCACCTTCGTAATTAATTTCTCCAGTTTCTTCATCAACCACTTCTTCAAATTGTACACCTATGTTTCTAGCATGTGTCCAGTTCCAGTTACCTTCTGTTTCATAAATAATAGGTAAAATACCTAATTTTTGACAACCAGCAATTGCTTCATAAATAGCTGTCGATTTACCAGTATTTGAATAACCTCTAAAACTAGTAAAATATCCGATTGGAATACCTGGTACTTTTACTGCATCGTGAAAAGATTCAGATAAAGGAATCCATGCTAATTCTTTTTCTTTAATCTGAAAATCTAATCCTTCATTCTTTTTGAAATCTTTTAAGTTAAATTCTTTTTTCTCGATACCTTTTTTTTCTGGTTTTTTAGCCATTTTTTGTTAATATTAAAAACTATGTTATTTTAGAACAAAAAGGGAGCAATTTCTCACTCCCTTTTGTTTAATTTTTAGAACGGTAAATCGTCTTCATCTTCATCAGATGCAGCAACTGGTTCAGATTTTGTTGTTGTTGTAGCAGCTTGAATATTAGCTTTTACATTTTCAACACCAATTGTTAATTCTTCTTCCATTGTAGAGTTAGTTGAAGTAGAATTCAAAGATTCTTTATCAACATATTTTTTCTCTTCTTTGTCCCATACTGGAATTCCACCTTTTACGATTATTTCTAAATAATCATAAGATTTTACAGAATAAACATCTTCCCATGTTCTTTCATCAGCTAACCATTCAGTTGCTTTTTCAGCATCTTCACTTAATGGTGTTGAATCTAACGCTACTATCG